AGGAAGAGGAGGGAGAAATATTGTTGTCAGCAGGAGCAGGACCAATAGGTCTTGGTGTGGGTGCTTTAATTGAAACAGGTCAAGCAATGCCCGAGCTTACAAAAGGAAACATTAAAGAAGCAGGTAGAAGAACAATTATAGGAAGTTTGCTCCCTGAAAAATTAGTTGGCTCTATGCAAACTGATTTATTAAAGTTAGCAAAAACACCAGAAGAAAAAATTGGCATGCAAAACTATATAGATTTCCAGAATGATTCTGACAGATTTAGAAAACGTTTTGCAAACTATCAATACTTAGAAGCTAACCCTTTTGAAGCAGAGGGTATTGATATAGAAGCAATGGAAAAAGGTTTATTAAATGAGTACCTGGAGTTACAAGCAAGAAAACCAAAAATTATAAATAAAGAAGTGGGTGATATAATAACAACTTTAACAGATAGACTTGATGCACAAAATGTTGAAAATTTAGAAGGCTTTTTAGGTTCAATTGTTGGAAGAAGAGGAATAAATAATAGAGAGCAAATTAAACAAGATATTGAGCAACAAGTAATAACAGGTAATGAACCAATTCTTGGGCAAGCTCCTGTTCAAATGTCTCCAGAAGAATTAGATGATATTTATGAAAGTGGAATTATGGCCATGGCAAACGGCGGTAGAATTGGTTTTGCTGATGGACCTATGGATCCGAAAAGAAGACTATTTTTAAAATTAATGGGAGGTATTATGTCTTTACCTTTCATACCTAAATTTATGAAACAAGCAGACGTTGCTAAACCCATAGTTAAAATTGCAGGTAGCTCTACTAAAATGCCAGACTGGTTTCCTGATTTAATAAACAAAGTTATGTTTGGTGGCACAGGTAAAAAAGTAGATGCAGATTTAACAATATATGAACCAAAAGAATTACCAGGAATATCTATAGGTAGATATGATGATGGTAGAGTTTTTGTAGAAGGTGAAAACGAATACGGGAAAAAATATATGATTGAGTATGAACCACCAGGCTTTGAACTTATAGATGAGAAAACAGGTAAAGCTGTGAGAACAAAAGGTGAGTTTAAAGCTGAAGAAGAAGTGCCTGTTAACGTAGATCCTGACGGTAATGCTGATTTTGATGTAGAGGTTCTTGATGATCTAGATAATATTATGGGTCCAGATACAAGACGTATGGAAGAATTTGCAACAGGTAAAGTTACAAAAACAGTTAAAGATATGACAGGTGACACAGGTATGAAAACGGGAGAGTACAACGTAGGTGCAGCCGAAGCAAGAGCAGAACAAGCAGCTGAGGAGGCTGCAGAAAGACTAGCGGACGAAGCAGAGGAGGCAGCAGCAGCACTAGATGAAATTGACTAAAACAATACCCCCTAAATCTGGTCCTCAGTCTGAGGGCTTGCTTATTAATTATAATACTGTTAAACCTGTAAAATTGGAGAAAATAAATGGCAGACATAGACAAGTCTCTTCCAAACGTAGAGCAAGAGATAAAAATACCATCACCTGAAGAAATAGAAGTTGCTCAACAAGAAGAGCAAGAAAAAATTACTGAAGAGGGTGGACCAGTAGAAGTTACAGAAAACGAAGATGGATCTGTAGATGTAAACTATGATCCGTCAATAGGATCTGTTGAAGGTGGACAAAACCACTACGATAATTTAGCAGAACATTTACCTGATGATGTATTAGGAAGATTAGGAACATCATTATACCAAAATTATCAAGACTATAAAAATTCTAGAAAAGATTGGGAGAGAGGTTACAGAGAAGGTTTAGATTTATTAGGTTTTAAATACGATAACAGGACAGAACCCTTTCAAGGTGCATCAGGTGCAACTCACCCAGTATTAGCTGAAGCTGTTACACAGTTTCAAGCGTTGGCTTACAAAGAATTATTACCAGCTAACGGTCCAGTTAGAACACAAATTTTAGGCGTACCAACACCAGAAAAAGAACAACAATCACAAAGAGTAAAAGATTTCATGAACTATCAAATCATGGAAAAAATGAAAGACTATGAACCAGATTTTGATTCTATGTTATTTCATTTACCTTTAGCAGGATCTGCTTTTAAAAAGGTATACTACGACGAAGCAAGTTCAATGGCTTGCTCTAAATTTGTTCCCGCAGATGATTTGATTGTGCCGTATACAGCTACCTCATTAGATGATGCGGAGTCAATCATTCATCGGGTTCAAATATCTGAAAACGAATTAAGAAAACAACAAGTGGGTGGTTTCTATAGAGATGTAGATTTAAAACCAGGACCTGTAAACGAAACAGAAGTTGAAAGAAAAGAACGAGAGCTTGAAGGTGCAAGCAAAGGCAGAGACGAAGATGTATTTAACTTATTAGAGTGCCATGTAAATTTAGACTTAGAAGGTTTTGAAGACATAGGCCAAGATGGTGAACCAACAGGAATTAAACTTCCATACGTTGTAACACTTGAAGAAAATTCTAGAGAAGTTTTATCAATCAAAAGAAATTATGAAGTAGGTGATCCACTAAGAAAAAAAGTAGATTACTTCGTGCACTTTAAATTTTTACCAGGACTTGGTTTCTATGGTTTTGGTTTAATACATATGATTGGTGGATTATCAAGAACAGCTACGGCTGCATTACGACAACTATTAGACGCAGGAACTTTATCTAACTTACCTGCAGGATTTAAACAAAGAGGTATTAGAATTAGAGATGACGCTCAAAGCATTCAACCAGGAGAATTTAGAGATGTGGATGCACCAGGAGGAAACATCAGAGATTCATTTATGATGTTACCATTTAAAGAGCCGTCACAAACTCTCTTACAACTTATGGGCGTCGTAGTATCTGCAGGTCAAAGATTCGCTTCAATAGCAGACTTGCAAGTAGGTGAGGGTAATCAACAAGCGGCAGTGGGTACGACAGTAGCTTTGTTGGAAAGAGGCAGCAGAACAATGTCTGCAATTCACAAAAGAATTTATGCAGCTCTTAAACAAGAGTTCAAATTATTAGCAAGAGTTTTCAAGTTATATCTACCGCAAGAATATCCCTACGATGTTGTTGGTGGTCAAAGAATGATAAAGCAAATGGACTTTGACGACAGAGTAGATATATTGCCAGTTGCAGATCCCAACATATTTTCTCAGACACAGCGTATTTCCCTCGCACAGTCGGAGCTGCAGCTGGCAACATCTAATCCACAAATACATAATCTGTATCAAGCATATAGAAATATGTATGAAGCTTTAGGTGTAAAAGATATTGATAAGATTTTAAAACGACCCCCTATTCCCGCACCAAAGGACCCAGCGTTAGAGCATATCGATGCTCTCGCTGGGAAACCGTTCCAAGCTTATCCTGGTCAAGATCATAGAGCGCATATTACATCTCACTTAAATTTTATGGCAACTAATATGGCTAGAAATAACCCGATTGTTATGGCTGCGTTAGAGAAAAATTGTTTTGAGCACATTTCATTAATGGCAACAGAACAAGTTGAAGTAGAATTTAGAGGAGAAATGCAGCAACTTGCGGCTATCAGACAAAATCCTCAAGCTGCAATGAATCCACAAATACAAATGCAAATAAAAATGATGGCAGAAAAAATAGAAGCAAGAAAAGCGCAACTCATTGCTGACATGATGGAAGAATTTATGAAGGAAGAGAAGAAAATTACATCTCAATTTGATAATGATCCAATTGCAAAACTAAGAGCAAGAGAATTAGACCTTCAAGCACAAGAAAATGCTAGAAAAAAACAAGAAGGAGAAGAGAGATTAAACCTAGATAAGATGAGAGCGATGATGAATCAAGAAAATCAAGACGAAAAACTAGAGCAAAACGAAGAATTAGCAAAATTAAGAGCTAACACCTCGATCGAAAAGACAATTTTATCAAAAACTTTACCAAGTGCTAAAGATATGGGCTCTGGCAGTGTAATAATTAAGAAAGAGGACTAAAAATGTCGACAAAAAAGCAAAAAAAGGTTAAAAAAGTCATGAAGGAGTTTAAAAAAGGTAAACTCAACATTGGCGGCAGTAATAAAAAAGTGAAGAGTCGTAAACAAGCTATTGCGATTGCACTTTCTGAAGCTGGAATTAAGAAAAAAAGGAGCTAATATGGCAGAAGAAAATAAAAAAGGCCTAAACCACGAAATGTTTACGAACAAAGATGGTTATGTTGAAGGTGGAAAAGAGATTGAAACTACTGATCCATCTGAAATGCAAGAAGCAGACGTTCAAGGTCAAGGAAATATCTTAGCAGAGAAAAAAAGAAAAGCTAAGTGGTACTAATATGGCGTGGTTTAGTTTAGCAAAGATTGCAATGCAAGCTGGCGCTAAGATCTATTCTAATCGCCAGAAAACTAAGATGGCTATGTCTGATGCACAATTAATGCATGCAGAAAAGATGGCCCGAGGAGAAGAAGCTTACCAAGGTAAACTTCTTGAAGCGAGACAATCGGATTGGAAAGACGAATTTGTGTTGATAATTTTGTCGGCTCCGATTATAGTGCTTGCGTGGGCAGTCCTAAGTGACGATCCGGCTGCAATGGAGAAGGTCAAATTGTTTTTTGAGTATTTCTCTACACTACCGTCATGGTTTACAAACCTGTGGATCCTTGTCGTGGCGAGTATTTTTGGTATAAAGGGAACACAGATATTTAGGAACGGAGGAAAAAAATAATGGTAAACAGACTACACAACAAACAAGTTTCACCTAAAGGATACATGAAAGGTGGACGTGTTAATAAGATGGGTGGCGGAATGATGAAGCGACCTATGATGAAAGGTGGCAAACTTGCAATGGTTAAAGTAAAAGGAAAAAAAGTTCCTTTCTTTGCAGCTGACGGAAAAGGTGCAAAAGACCTTGGCAAAGCAGATAGAATGATGGCTAAAAAAGGTTCTATTCCACCACAACTTAAAAAATTCGTCATGGCTAAAAAGAAAAAAGCTAAAATGAAAAAAAATAAGAAAAAAGTAATTGGATAATGGGTAAAGGTTTATACGCAAATATCCATGCTAAAAGAAAACGTGGAGGCAAGATGCGAAAGAAAGGTGCAAAAGGTGCACCAAAAGCATCTGACTTTAAAAGAGCAAAACAAACAGCGAGGAAAAGATAATGACTAAACTATGTCCTAGAGGAAAAGCCGCGGCGAAGCGTAAATTTGCAGTTTACCCGTCCGCGTATGCCTAACGCCTACGCTAGTAAAATCTGTGCAGGTAAGATTAAAGATCCATCCGGTGTAAAAAGAAAAGATTTTAAAGGTCGTAAGCCATCTGCAATGGGTGGAAGAATTAAATTAGCTGGTGGTGGTTTGAGAGAAGCTACTGATAGACTAAGAAGACAAGGTCTCAGAGGTGGTGGAATTTGTAAAAAAGGGATGAATAAAAAAATCCTTAGAAAATAAAATGGCAAAGAATGGTCTTGATAAATGGTTCAAACAGAAATGGGTAGATATTGGTTCCAAGAAAAAAGGTGGGGGACATAAACCATGTGGAAGAAAATCTGCGCGTGGATCAAAAAGAAAGTATCCAAAGTGCGTGCCTGCTGCAAAAGCAGCAAGGATGACAGACTCTCAGAAGCGGAGTGCCGTTGCAAGAAAGAGAAGTAAACCACAAGGTGTAGGTGGTAAACCTACAAATGTAAAAACATTTGCAAGAAAGAAAGCATTTTCAGGTGGATACATGGGTAGAAGTATTAGAGGTGAATATGGTGGTGTTAATCTATCAAACCCATCTTATGTAAAATACTATAAAGGTATGTTAGATTAATGAGAACAGATTATCAAACAAGAGCGGAATTTTCTAAAGGCACTATGCCTGCTAGAAATAAAAAGAACTTTAGACCTACAAAGTCTGGAGCAGGTATGACAAGAGCCGGTGTCAAAGCCTATAGAAGACTAAACCCTGGCTCAAAACTAAAAACAGCTGTGACAGGAAAAGTGAAGCCTGGATCAAAAGCTGCTAAACGCAGAAAATCTTTCTGTGCAAGATCACTAGGACAAATGAAAAAATTCCCTAAAGCAGCAAAAGATCCAAACTCACGTCTACGTCAGGCTAGAAGGAGATGGAAATGTTAAAGAAAAAAAGAACTATCAAAAAGGTAGTAAAAGCTTTAAAGAAAGCATCTAAAGCACACGCTGGTCAAGCTAAAATGTTCTC